TTTAACTAGGAGGCTACCATGCTGCTCATGATCCTGTTCTGGGTGATCTTGGTCTTGGCCGCGCTCGGCGGTGGGTACTACTATCGCGTCCAGCCGTGGTTCCCCGGCGTTGGCGTGATGTTGGTCTTGCTGGCGCTGCTCGGCTGGAAAGTGTACCCGCCCGGATGACCCTCATAATCATCATCCTGCTCGTGCTGCTGCTCGGCGGTGGCTGGTGGGGCCACGCCACGTGGGGTTACCCCGGCCTCGGCGGCGTGCTCGGCGTCGTGCTGGTGATCGTGTTGATCCTCGCCCTCACCGGCAACCTGCACGGGCTGGCCTGACCGATGTTTAACCCGGCAAAGTACGCCTTCGTCTACGCCCTGCCCCTGCCGGTCGACGCGCCGGTCGGCGTGGTCTTGTTGTCGAACGGCGTGCGGATGGTCGGTAGCTGGCTGTGGTACCCGACGGCGGGCATGGGCAAGTTCGTCGAGACGACCGGCCAGACGTGGGTGGTCAACGTGGCCGATGTCGTGGCCTTCTCACCGCAGGCCCCCGTGCCGATCCCGGCAGATCCAGCAGTGGGAGGGCCGCTCGATGCCAGCCAAGGGGCCTAGAGGCTACTCGGCCTACGACAAGTCGCGCGTCGAGCTAACCGATGCGCGAGTTCAGGCACGTCGCGAGGCGATCAAGCGATGGGGCGAGGCGGCAGTGAAGGGCATGGACGTAGATCACAAGGTGCCGCTGTCGGAGGGCGGCACCAATGCGATCTCCAACTTGCGCCTGCGCGATCCCAACGAGAACCGCGCCGACAAGTCCAACATGGTACACGGCCACGCGCGCACCCAGAAGTACACCCACGACGCAGCGGGCTACGGCAAGGGACGCTAGGTTTTCGGCTTGGACACTGGCGTCGTGGCGGCCTTCACTAACCACATCGCGCCGTCCTCGATGGCGGTGATGCTCAGCGCGCAGTGCCGGGCGCTGGCCGGGATCGACCCCCGAACCTCCTCGGCCATGGTGATCAGCGCCGCTGCCAGCAGCTTGATCTGCCGCACGGTGTCGAGCCCCGAGGGGTTGAAGTCGCTGCGCACCAGTTCCAGAGACGCGTCGCTGATCAGGATCGCGGCCTCGGGCATCCAGAGGCGGTGGTTGTTGTCGGTCATGGGTTACCTTGATGGTTAGGGTTAGCGAGTGACGAAGATGATCCTAATGTCATCGACTTCGAAGTCGACGTTGGTGATGGTGCGCAGCGCGAAGCCCAGTCGTGCAGCGATGCTATCGGCAAAGATGCTGCGGTCGGCGTCGCTGCGCCACGCGTGCCCCCGCAGACCCATCTCGGCCTGCACCGACAGGCGCAGAAGCTCGGCCATCATGTCGACGATCTCGACGTAGTTGATGCGCCCCTTCTCGACGTAGTACCGACGGCCAATCGACAGTTCCTCAAACTCTGGAAGGCTGACGTTACACGAGAAGCGCAGCCTGCAGCCCATGCCGGTGGTGTACTTGCTGTCGAACTCAAAGCTCACGTGCCGCTCCTCCTGTTCGTGGTCGGGGAGCGCGCCAAGCGTCAGGATGGTCTCAAGGGGGGCGGCAGCGACGTTCATAGTTCTCTCCTAGTAGGGTGCCCAGTCGGGCGGGAAGCCGGGATGGCGGAAGTCAATCGTCAGGCATTGGTCGGGCTGGGTCATGAAGTTGGTGCCGTAGCCCAGCCGCGACTGCTTGGTGTACTGCGCTCCGAACTGGAGCTTTAACTCGTTCAATACGATTGTAGACGGCAGCTTTTGTTTGTCAAGCCACTCGTTGAACGCCGTAAGACGGAGCCGCATGTGTCCGTCCTGCGCGACGTGCACCTGTGTCTCCTTGAGACGCGAGAAGTCGGACTTGACCGACGCCGTCGCCTTGCGGTTGGGGGCAATGTAGGTATCGGTGATCAGCGTATGCTCGGGGCGCTGGAAGTTGAGGTACCTAGAGAGCATCTCCGAGAGGTTGACTGGATCGCGCATGTTCACGGTCGTGTCGAGCTTGCTGGTCCGCATCCCCGCCAGCGTGTCGATCAGGAACTTCTCCAGCGCCTTGAGGTCAAAGCTGGTGCCGACCACGGCGTTGGCATAGGTCGCGCCCTGCTGGAGACACGCGATCAGGGCAAACCAGAAGCGTTCCTCGGGGCGAGCGCCATACCTGATCTCGTAGTCCTTCAACCTGTTCAAGGTCTCGTCGCGGGCGACTTCGAAGTTCTCGCCAAGGAACTTGGCGTACATCAGCCCGGCGACGCCGTAGTTGTCGTCGAGGGTACTTACCATCATGGTAGCGTCGGCTGTGCTGATGATACCCTGTGTCGCCTTGGGCACGACGTATTCGAAGATCCGCATCGCTCCCGCCTCGGTGGCCTTGTTCGCCTTGTTGACTGCCGAGAGCAAGCTGTTGTTGGATGCGCCGACGAGGATCGTCGCCCAGTCGCCCACGCTCTGGAACTCGGTGGTGGCCTTGAGGCGCGCCTTCTCCTTGCCACCCGAGAGTTGGAACACGAAGTCGCTGAACCGCTGCGCGTCGTCGCCCGTGCGCACCTCGTCCCAGACGATAGGCAGGTGGCGGATCTGGCCTGCCTTTCGGAACACCGCGTTGGACGTGTCATCGAGGGTCTGCATCGACATCGAGGGGTGCCCCCACACGCTGGCATTGGTGCGCAGCGCGCTGGTTTTCTGGATGCCACTCTCCTGCGAGTAGACGCTCATGATGAACCCGGTCTGACCTATAAGGGCGACCAGTGGCGAGCCGTAGGACACTGCTAACAGGGCGTCGATGGCCGGGCGCTTCTGCGCCATCAGCATCGCCATGGCATCGAGGTAGGGCTGGATCGTTCCCTTGGGCGTGTATCGCTCGGCCAGCGCCCGGTCGACCTTGCCTGCGGGTTTGGCACCCGACGGCGAGGATAGCTGGCCGCCGTAAACAAACCCCTGTCGGACGCCGTCCTCGACCAGCCATCCGAAGGGCACCGTGCTGATCGTGGCACCACGATCCTGCTTCAGCTTGCTGACCCACGATGAATGAAAGGTCATGACTTCCTTCCTATGCTGTAACTGGATAAACAACCCGCTGTCGCTGCAGTGGCCGCTCCACTTCTCGATGTTGCCGATCATGTTCTGCGGCACCGAGATCTTGGTAAGCCCCTTGCCCTCCGACGAGATCGTATCGAAATGAAGTACGTTCGGGTTCTCCTGCAGCCAGCCGTTCATCATAGGCCGCTCGGTGATTGCCACCATGCGCTGGGTACCCGCGTCGTCGGTCTCGATCTTGCAGACGATGCCCGCCGTGCCGTTGACGGCGTAGGCGTAGCCATCGGGCAGCGCGGTCGGTGGCGGGGGCGGCGGGGTAAATCCAGCGCCAGCGCCTGCACCGGTATGGGATCCAGTACCGGCACCAGCGCCGGGACCAGCGCCGGGAGGTGGCTGCACCAGTGCGGCAAAGTTCAAAGGTGACTTGCCCATCGCGAGGTGAGGGCACGACGCGCACTCGGGCGCACCGTTCGAATGGATCGAGCGGCACTGCGGCCAGCCGAGGTTGCGCGCCTGCTGGGTCGCCCATTGTCGGTCGAACAGCGCGTCGGTCTCGGCCTGCGTGTAGTTTACGTAACCATCAGCCATCGCATGGCAGGCGGCCCTGCTGTCGTCGAGGAATAGAGACAGGTTGGTCGATGCCAGCCAGAGCGGGTTGTTGTTCTGGGCACCCCCCGTTGCCACCGTGTTCGCCACCCACGGGCAAACTCGTTCGACGGCAGACAGTGGATAGGTCTGTGCGTAGCCCTCGCCAAGGTCTGCGCCAGCCAGCTTCGAAGCCTTAAACTTGTTTGAGATCAACAAGTTAGGCATGTTTTGTAGGGTCTGGGGGCCGGTTACCTTCGTGGTAACAATCCCCTCGTAGGGCGCAAGGACTTCCTCGATGGCCTCGACGAGGTAATCCTTGGAGGAGTTGCTCCCCACCTTCACCGGCTTCGGCGGATCGTGCTTCCAGTTCAACGTGTTAGGGATGCGCAGCAGTCTCGCGCCATCTATCGAGACACCCGTGTCGCCCTTGAAGCCCTTCGATTGCAAAGCAGCCACCAGCGAATTGGCGAGCTTGAGAAATCTCAACCCCCTGATCGGCTCGACAAAAATCCAGTGCACGTGAAAGCCGCCAGAGCCGCTCAGGATCGCGATGCTAGGCTCGGGTAGGCCGACCTCCCGGCGGATGCGCTGGAACTCTCTGGCGGCCTCCGCAGTCGATGCGTAGGCCCCCTCCTTCACGTCCACGTCCACGAACAGGCTCTTGTGCCAGATCGCGTTGGCCGCGAGACGCTTGGCCGCCATCCACGGGCGGCCCGTCTTGCCGACCCGCTGGGTCGCCTGAGATTGGGCGCTCATGCACACGTAGATGTCGGCCTTGGGCAACGTACTCGCCCATTGCACGCACGCGACGGCTTCCTTCACCGTGGTGCAGGCGCGCCCCGGAAACAGGGGACGCGTCCCACCGGGCGGCAAGAAGCTGTGATGGATGTTCACGAACCAGTCGGGCTCGCCTGCCGTGGGCCACGGCAGTGCCCTCGCTAGAAACTGGGCAGCGTCGTCAAACGACTGAACGAACATACCAACCTCCCCCCAAGGATGGGTGCCCTGTTGACTTTTAAGTCAACAGGGCAAGCCACGCCTCCTAGAGCAGGTTGTCGAGTTCGTTCTCCAGCGTCGCCATCGCCTCGGCGGTGCCGTTGGTGGCGGGCGGCGTAGCCGGGGTATCCGGGTGCGCATCGGTCGACGGGGTCTCGGTCGTCACGCCCGGCGGCGGCGCGGTCTCGGCTACCGGAGGAGTGGGCTGGGGCGACGGCGGCGGCACCGTCGGGGTGGCCGCCTTGTTGCGCGTGCGCTTGACCACCGGGGTTGGTGCAGCGCCGTTGGGCTGGCCGGTCGCGCCCCCCTGCAGGGCAGCCAGCTTGGCCTTGAGCGGCTCGATCTCGGCTTCCTTGGGGTCCTGCGGAGCAGGCGCGGCAGCAGCG